AGTTGCTACTAGAAGCATAATGAACTTTAAAGAGATAATGGCTGCTATTAATTCTAGAGACACAAGAAAGATTAACGATCTGAGATCAAAATACGTAAAGAGCTAATTATGTTAAAATTCAAATCATTTTTAAAAGAAGAGAACCAAAAAGTTTTGCTAGAAAAAGCATTATCATCAGAAGTAGAATCTGATGATAAAGGTAAACTACATGAACTTCTTTTAAGTAAACATCTTCATCCAGAAAGTAGATTACCAGATCACCATAGATCTGAATCTGAAAACGAAGAACACGCTGGAACGCCAGTACAAGTTCACGATCGTTTAAAGAAAAAGATTGGTGACGCAGCATATGCTGAAATTGATTCTCATGCTAAACAGACTGCTGATGCTCTCGTTAAACATCTACATGAACAAGGTCATCTTGGTAAAGGTAGTACAATCGGTAATGTTCATTGGACATCTAATGCAGACAAACCAGGTAAGCCAGGTGACCACGAAAAAACTACTGGTGTTAAAGATGTAAACTCAAATGCTGACTTAATCTTAACTCTACATAAAGATGGTAAAGTTATTGGTCACCACGGAGTTTCTGCCAAGTATGGTTCACAAGAACCAAACTATCGTAATCCTGGACTAGAGTCTATGGAGAAAACTGCTAACATTGCTTCTGGTTCTTTAAAGAGATTGACGGATAGTCACCACGAAGGAATGGAGAAGTTAGGCTATAATGGTTCTGCCGACCAAAGAAATATTCAGTACAAAATTGATAAAATGGGTATTGAAAAAGCAAAGGTGGAACATTCTAAACTACAGTCATTAGTAGATGCTGGTAAAACATTAAGCAAAAAAAATAAGACAATGCATGAGCATCTCCAAACATTTATTAAAACTCATGATGAACATAAACACCCAGAAGTATTTTTACATCAAGCTGCTACTAGAGCAGCACAAGCAGAATCTTCTTCATTAGAAGCAAAGAAAGCAGTGGCAAAACATTTTGCTTCTGGGCTATCCAAACACGACGACGCAAAGTTACGCGAAGTAGTTCGCGACCATGTTTCTGCTAAAACACATATTCCCCATACAGTTGCACATAGTAAAGTTAAAGATAGTGGTGCAGCAGATTCTATCATTAAACCTTCTGATAGTTTAGCAGATAATCACTTAAACAAGTATGAAGGATTGCATGTTGTTCATGGTGGTGGCTCAACTGTTGTTATCAAAGGAAAGCACAAAGAAACAGGAAAGATCGGAAACGTGGCTACCTTCACTGTTAAAAGTTCTAGTGGTCCACACAAGGGTCTAGTAGGGACTTTCGGGCTTAAATAATCCCCTCAAAGTTGTAGGGTTATTGTTGACAATATTTGCAACTTAGAGTATAATAGGAAAAGAATGAAGAGTCTAAAGAGTTTTATAGTCGAACAGAAGAATACCCACATGACACACGTGGAAGACTTGGTGTTCGATGGTGGCGTAGAGGGCACTCGTCGCGCCATCAACTTCTTAAGAGACCTTCGTGATATGTTGGCTGGACATTCCAAAACTAAGGTTACTGCCACTGTTAAATGGGATGGTGCTCCAGCAGTATTTGCTGGGATTGATCCTCGTGATAAAAAGTTCTTTGTTGCTAAAAAGGGTGTATTCAACAAAGATCCCAAAGTCTACAAAACAAACGCAGAAATTGATGCTGATACAACTGGTGACTTGGCTGCGAAACTTAAAGTTGCCTTGGCTGAATTCAAGAAACTTGGAATTAAGTCTGGTGTTTATCAGGGTGATCTAATGTTCACTGATGACAAACAGGTTGTAACTATTGATGGTAACAAATACGTCACATTTCACCCAAACACTATTGTATACGCTGTTCCTGTTGGTACTGAGTTAGCCAACAAAATTATGAAAGCAAAAATTGGTGTCGTTTGGCACACAACTTATAATGGAACTTCCTTCGAGTCTATGACTGCCTCTTTCGGCAAGTCAATTGTTAGCAAGATGACTCAAACTCCATCTGTCTGGATGGACGACGCAAACTATAAAGACTACTCTGGTACTGCCACTTTTACTCAGAAAGAAACTGCAGAACTAACAGATATTCTTTCTCATGCAGGTTCTCTGTTTCAGTCAATCCCAGCCGCTACTCTCAATGCCATTAAAGATAATGAAGATCTTAACATGGCTGTAAATACCTACAACAACTCAAAAGTTCGCGCTGGTGAGCAAATTATTGATACTCATGCTCATGTAGTTGGCTTATTCAATTATATCCATGACAAATATCAAAAAGAAATAGACATAAAGAAAACTCCAAAGGGAAAGCAAGCACAAGAAGAAAAACGTAGCGCTGTTCTTTCGTTCTTTGCTACACATGACAAGGCAGATATTGTTAAGATATTTGATCTAGTTAACCTTCTTGCTAAAGCAAAGCTGATGATTGTCAATAAGATGAATGAAGCTGGGCATATTAACACTTTCTTAAAAACTACTAACGGATACAAAGTGACTGGTGTTGAGGGGTTCGTTGCTATTGATCACATGACTGGTGGTGCTGTTAAGATTGTAGACCGTCTCGAGTTTAGTAAATCTAACTTTTCACCAGATATTATTAAAGGATGGCAACGATGAAAATTATCATAGTATCATTATCTTTTATTTTGGCAGGATGTTCTTTTGTTCTGCCTAGAAAACATGACCCAGTTATGTTTATGGATGTAGTAGAGGTTAAAATAGCAGTTGATAAACTAGACTGCAAAAACAAAGACTGGACTTCTACATTTACTAAAATTGAAAGGCTTAAAGTTTATACTTCCTTGAGAAACGATCCTCAGGCTAAGGCAGTTGAAGATCTGGAATCTGCTCTTAAGAAAGCGCACGCATCTAGTAATGAGAAGTTTTGCGAATCTGTAGTTAAAATCAATCGAGCAAGAGTAGATGTAATAACCGACGCATGGAGGGGTAGATGAGTTTATTTGATGAGTTAAGAGAACAAGCTAGCATGGGTGGTCCAGCTAGTGCTTTAGCACAAGAGTTAATTAACATTCGTCAGGAGTATGCTGGTGGACATTTAAATAGAGAAGAATACGATTTTCTTTTATCTGAAATAGTGCAGGTTCGTGCCCAGCAGGAACTAGCTTCTGACGAGATTGCGTGTCGTTGGATATGTGCCGCAGCCGAAGCGATGTTGAGTTTAGCATAAGACTAAATAATAGTAGTATTTACTTTATAGATGGATTAAATGAAAGATTACAGACAATTAATAAAAGAACTACCTTCTAAAACGGTAGTAATGGCTTTTGGGCGATTCAATCCTCCGACTATTGGACATGAATTGCTTGTAAAAGCGGTCAAAAAACTGGCTCAGCAAAAGAACGCTGACCACGTAATCTACGCATCTCGTTCGCAGGATGCTAAAAAGAATCCACTATCAGTAGATAAAAAGGTTAAGTATCTGAACTTAATGTTCAAGAACACCCATTTTGTTGGTGCCAATGAACATGTTCGCACCTTTATAGAAGCTGCAAAAGAATTAAATAAGAAGTATAAGAACTTGGTTATGGTAGCTGGAAGCGATCGTGTTCCAGAATTTAAGCGTTTATTAAATACCTATAATGGTAAAGATTTTAACTTCGACACTATAGAAGTTATTTCTGCTGGTGAACGTGATCCAGACGCTGATGATGCGTCTGGTATGTCAGCTTCTAAAATGCGCGCCATTGCCGTTAAAGGTAACTATGCAGAATTTAAAAAAGGATTGCCATCCTCTGTTCGTGAGATAGATGGGCGTCGTTTGATGAACGATATTCGTGAAGGTATGAATCTAGAACCTATTAAAGAACAGATTATCCTCGTTAAAGATAACCTTCGCGAGAAATATTTTCGTGGAGAGATTTTTAACGAAGGTGATATTGTAGAGTCAAATGGTGAAACATTCACTATAGTTAAACGTGGTTCGAATCATTTATTACTAAAAGAACAAAGCGGTACATTAGTTTCTAAATGGATCCATGATGTACAACCAACGGAAGAAAAAGATATGAATGAGGCATTAACAGATAAAACACTGAGACCAAACGACAAGCTAAAAGTTGCTCGTATTATCGCAACTATGCTTGGCGTTGAGAACGCTGAGACTTCTTCTAATCCAGAGAATCTTATCAATCAAGCACTTCGTCGTGTTCGTACAAAAGCGTTGAATCCAGAAGCACTTCAAATCTTAGATAAAATGTTAAACCTTGCGACAGAGCAGGGTATTCAATATGACGCTACGTTGAAACCAACTAAACTAAAAGAAGCAGTAAAACAAATTGATGGTACAGATAAGATTTCAACTACAACTGATTCACCAGTAGTAAATAAAAACTCTAATTATAACATTGCCAAAGATGTTCTTCGCTTTAATGACTTTAAGAAATTAAAGAAAGTTCAAGAACAAGAATCTAAAGCAGATACAAAGAAGGACACTGAATCTGATATCGATGCAGATCACGCGATGACTGTGACAGATCCATCTGAAGTTGGACATACACTGGTTCATCCAGGTGGTCAAGATAATCTTCGTCGCCGAAAAGTTAAATATCATCTCGGAGAAGCAATTTCTGCTAGATTAAAATTAGCTGACGCTCTACGTAAAGAAGGTGATAAACGTAGAGCATCAGAAGAACGCGCCAAATTAATGATGCAGCAAGCAAAAGAAAAACAAGATCTTGCTGATACTCATAAAAAAGAAAAAGAAAATCTTACCAAAGAAGACGTTGATCTATCAGAAGAAAAACATATAGTAAATGTTACTGTTTCTGATCCAAACCATCCAATGGTTTCAAAAAGAAAAGAAACATACCAGCGCAGAGCAGTAGTTTCAGCACTAGATAAATCTAGTGCTATTAGTGCAGCAATAACCCAC